CCATACCAATTTGAAGCAATTGATAGAACTATTGTTTTGGATATACCAGATGTTGGTTCATCTAGATATTCAACTAATAAAATTCGTTTTGAAGAACAAACATTAGTAACCGATTTATCAGTTAATAGTAGAGCAACTAAAAAATCATTTGACCAAGCACCGGTTGATTCTAATAGAGTTGGTTTATTTTTCTCTCCCACAAAAGAATTAAATATTGATATTGCTAAATCATTTGGTGGAATTAATTTAGATAATTATATTGGTGACCCATCTGATAGATATAAATCAAACTACAGGGGATTAGATGATTTAAGAAAATATTATTTTAAAAGATTTAATAATATAGACATATATGCTTATATTAACTTAATTAAGTTGTATGAGAAATCTATGTTTGAAGATATTAAAAATATGTTGCCTGCTAGAGTTAAAGCAACAACGGGTCTTTTAATTGAACCACATTTCTTAGAAAGAAGTAAGATTGCTCAAAAGAAACCAATCGGAGAAAATACTCAATATGAATCAGTAATACATTATGATGATTCAACTATATTAACTTCAGAAAATTTTCAAAAAGAAGTAACTTTAGATGCAAATTCTCAATATTTATTAACTGGTGAAAACAGTCAAAAAGAAACTATAATTGATGCAAATTTAAGTGAAAATTTATTTGCTGAAAATTATCAATACGATACTGAAATCCAAAACACCGAAACTACATTGGTGGGTGGAGATTATTATCAGCAAGAAGTTACAATTGACGCGGGATTAGCAGACCCAACAATACTTACTGAAATTGATTTAATAAACAGTAGTGTTACAATTGGTCAAACTGATTACGAAACCGTTGGATTTGGTATTTATGCACAAAGTGGTTCTGCTATCAGAACTTATTTTGATAAAGAAGGTAGACGAGTTAAAGAAAGAGTTAGAGTACAATTAATAACCGAACAAAAAGAAAGAATTGTAACTAAATTTGCTGTAACTGCATCTGCTACGGGATTAGGTGACCCGCGTGGGGGGTATGTTTCGGATATTCAAACTTATAATGAAACTAAATTAAATATCCAACCATTTTTGGGTTCAATAGTACCAATTATTAAAGGTAATATAATTGATGTTAAAAATGTTGATGGATATTTACCAACACATTATAAAAACACAACCGATTTAACAAAGGGATTGCAAAATTCTTTTTATAATGGTTCAAGATATAAATCATTTGTTGATAAAGAAGGACGTACAATTTGGAATACACTCGATGGTAGTTCTCCTGTTGAAACATTTGTATCAAATCCTAATACATTAAAGGTTAATAAAGCAGGTAGAAGTGCAAATGAACCAATTTTGGAAGTAGAGTAATAATTTTTAAAAAAACTATATTTATATTAAAGATAATACATTAACACTATGGGATATTTAAGTAATACCGAATTAACAGTAGATGCAATCCTTACAAAAAAAGGTAGAGAAAAACTGGCAGCGGGACAAGGTTTAAACATCACTCAATTTGCATTAGCAGATGATGAGATTGATTATTCATTATATGAGCCGGCTCATCCACTTGGAAGTGCTTACTACGATGCAGCAATTAAAAATATGCCTGTATTGGAAGCAAATCCTGATGAAACGCAGGTAATGAAGTATAAATTGGTAACTTTACCAAAAAATACTACAAGAATACCGGTTGTTGAATTCGGAGTTCCAAATATTTCAGTTAATCAAAGAAGTGGTGAAGTTGCTTTATCACCAACAACATCTCCAGCAGGAAACAGAAGTTTAGGATACACTATTGTATTGGCAAACAAAAATGCGGGTGATATTATTGGTTCAGGTGTAACATCTGAAGTAGGTTCAGTACCTATCTTTATCGGAGATGATGTATCGGCAACTGCAGCAGTATCAAAAGGATTAACATTTAAATTTATACCGAACCCATCTTTAACATCTACCATTAGAACTACTATTACAGTTTATGGTAATGAAACAGGAGGTTCTCAAACTATTCCAATAACCGTAACTTACGTTCAATAATAAATAACAATGGCAGTAATAAGAGATAATAGGGGGGCACTTTTAGCAAGTAATATTTCACAATATTTGGCAGGTGCTGCTAACACGGCAGGAACTCCGGTAGATACTAGCGAATTAGTTAGAATCGTAAATCAATTTTTAGGAACTGGAGAACAAATTAGTTCCGATATAACTACTATTACAAATGGTATTTATAAAAAGTTTGGAGCAATTGATAGAGTAACAAATAGAACTGAAATTGTAACTTCTGGAATATGGAGTGGTGATACTGGTTCATTTGATGTAAAGGCAAACTATACATCTTCTCTACAAGCAGCATCTACAAGTGGTAGATACTATTTGGATGTATATAATTCAGAAAACACTGCATCAGCAGAAGTTCAATTTTCAATTGCGTATGGTGATGTTAATGGGTTTGGTGCACCAACATTGACTCAAAATGATGATTCAACTTCACCAACAAAAGCTACATATAATCAATACAAAAATATATTATTAGATTCGGCTGACCCCTATTTTAGTATCTATTTAAGTAGTTCAGCTGCAGGTATAGTTGCAGGGGGAGCTGATATGAGTTCATTTTATGCAATAAACGTAAATAGAGCTAGATACAAAGAAAGATTAGACCCAGGTAACATATCAATAGATTTAAGTGGTTCGGAAGGATTGGTAACATTAATTGATGATAGTGGTGGAACTGATGAAAATGTAACAACTGCGGGTAGAGTTTACAACTTAGTTAGTGGTTCATTAAATATTGGTTCAGCGGCAACTGCATCTATACATAGTTACGCAGCTAAAAACGGACAAGGATATGGTTTATTCTATCCAGATATGGGAATTATATTGTTAAACCCAACTGCATTAAGTTCATCCGTTGATATTAAATTAGCCCCTGCTAATTCTTCAATACAAAATATATATCACCAAAAGAATGGTAATACATCTGGTTCGGTAGCATTATTAATGGCAATTAGTGGAGGAGCAGATTTTCAAGTTCGTAGAACTGAAAACGTTTCTACATCACACTATTTTGTAAGAGCAAACAATAGAGAATTTAATTTCTCAAACAACCCAACATTTGTAACGGGTTCGGTTGGTGAATTTGTACAACCATTATTTGAAAGAGACCCTAAAGTTTATATAACAACTGTTGGTTTATATGATGATGCTAACGAATTGTTAGCAGTAGCAAAAACTTCTAAACCTGTTGAGAAATCATTTGACAAAGAAGTGGCAATCAAAGTTAAATTAGATTTTTAATTTAAAGTAATTTATAGATTACTAACCCACCTTTTGGTGGGTTTTTAGTTTATGAGATATTTATTACTGATATGTTAAAAAGAATACCAAAATCGGATATTAGTGTAAGACCATTCAAAGCTTATAAAGAATGGGCGTTTGATAATGAATCTACAGAAATTAGTGTATTAGAAGCAGTTAGTGGTGATTATACATCAACCGATTCTAATATATTAACATCTGGTAGTTTAAATGGTTCATCGTATAATAAACATTCTGTTTATGGGCAATTAAGAGCTCAATTTTATAATGGACATGAAGATAATCCATTTGTTAGAATTGGTAACAAAAGTAATAGATATACACCTGCAATAACTGCTACTGAAAGATTTTTAAGTAGTAGTGCAAAAGTTATATCTATACCAAATATATACGTTGGTGAAGGAATTAAAAAACAATCATTAACTTTATATGAAAATAATATTTCATTTATAGATGATGGCAATGGTAACATATTTGATGCTAGAGATGAAGTATATATTTCATTAATAGATAATGGAGTTGAACCATCTTCTGGTACTTTGATATTTTCAGATATTATTGGAAATGAGTATTCGGCAGTAATAGATAGTTTGTTTTTTGATGTAGAATCAAAAGAAATTTATTTAGAAATAGATTCTGTAGAATATAATGCATTAGTTGATTCGTTTGATGTAGAAACCGGTGTTATGGTTGTAAATAATTTTACATTTTTACCGGAAGAAGCAAGTGGTATCAAAATTGGTAACGTATTTTATAATCACGGATTAATTGTGGTAACTAGAAAGCCTGATATACGTTTGGTAAAACCTTGGGATTTAACATTTAAATCAACAGAAACCATTTACGAACATGAATATCTTTTAATTGTAAATGAATCCGATTACAATGTATCTACTAACCCATCAGCGGTAGAATCGGTAGGGGGTTCATATGAAACATTTATTGATGATTATGGTAAAGCTAAAAGAGTATATACAGAACAACCTGTAAAATATATTAAAAAATTAACTACATTAGAAAACGGAAATATTTTAGACCGTAGATTTAGTGGTTCTATAGGAACTACAAAGGCAGGATTTGAACATTATGATTTAAGTGGTTCTGTAGATTCAACTGGTTCATTCCTTGCACCGTTTATAACAACAATTGGTTTATATGATGATGATTGTGATTTGGTTGCGGTAGCAAAGTTACCAAAACCAATTAAATCAGACCCAGAAATTCCCGTAAACTTTATTGTCCGTTTTGATACTTAATTGATATTTATATACAAAAGAATACTATGGAACTAAAATTGGAAGCGTTTGGAGAATATTTAATTAATCCTGTAAATTCAGAATTAGTTGAAAATAAATTATTTGGTATTGCTGTATTAGAAAATGGTGAATTAACCATAGCTCACATATTAGAAGAAGATTTTAATAAATATGAACATATAATTTTAGATATTTATCCAAATTCGGAAGAAATAATAAATAAAATTAAAGAAAACGATATTAATTTTCCAATAGTAGCATTAAAATAAACAAAATAAATTATGCCAACATTACTAGAATTATACGAATCAAAAAAAGACCAATCATTTACTGAAGGAGGACCGGATGTAAAAACATTAGACGCTAAAAAATATAATAATCTACCAGGTGGATTTTATAGTGGAGACCAAACACCATATTCATTGGGTACTGGATACGCTGGTAAAAAAGATATTGATGAAGAAGGATTGAAAGCCGTTGAAAAACTTAATGCAAGTGGAAATAAATATCAATTAGGTGAATTGGGTGCAGGTAGTAGCTTTCTTAAAAATGGATACACCAACGTAAAAAAATACGGTGCTACCGATAGAAAAAAATAATAATGGCTAAAAAGGTTACATTAAAAAAACCAACCAAAAAGGGTTGGGTGGCAAGGAAGCATGGTTTTAAATCGGGCTTGGAAGAATCAATATCAATTCAAATAGATAGTAAAGGTATTTCCGTACAATATGAATCAGAAAAGATTCCATACATTGTACCTGCTTCAAAACATACATACAATCCAGATTTCAAATTACCTAATGGTATCTTTATAGAAACCAAAGGTAGGTTTGTTCCTGCTGATAGAAAGAAACATCTATTTATAAAAGAACAACATCCTGAATTTGATATTAGGTTTGTATTCACATCATCCAAAAACAAAATTTCAAAAAATTCAAAAACATCTTATGCGGATTGGTGTGATAAGAATGGGTTTTTGTATGCAGATAAATTTATTCCAGAAGAATGGTTTAATTAATTTGGAAATTTGAAATAATTGTTGTATATTTGTATCATGCTGAATAATACAGATAAGACAAAAATAACTACAACACTTTCTAATGTGTTAGGTAGTTTCTCCGTTTTAAGGGGAAACGAATTAGCATTCTACTGTCCATTCTGTCACCATCACAAACAAAAATTACAAGTAAACACCGAAACACAGAATTGGCATTGTTGGACGTGTAATAGTGGTGGTAAAAAATTAACATCTTTACTAAAAAGATTAGATGTTGATAGAAAAACTATTGCAGTTATTAGGGAGATATATGGTGATTCACATTACAATCCACAAAACGATGATAATGATACAAAGATATTCATATCATTACCAAAAGAGTTTATTTCGTTAGCAGAACAACCAAAAGGATTTAATCCAGAATATAAACAGGCAATGAACTACCTTACACAAAGAGGTATAACAGAAAAACAAATTGTAAAGTATGGTATAGGATATTGTTCAGAGGGTTTGTATGCAAGAAGAGTAATTATCCCATCTTATAATTGTGATGGTTCATTAAATTACTTCGTTTCTCGTTCTTATTATGTAGATGAGAAGATGAAATACAAAAATCCACCAATCAGTAAAAATGTAATTTGTTTTGATTCCCAAATCAATTGGAATGAACCTATTATTTTATGTGAGGGAGTATTTGATGCAATTACAATCAGAAGAAACGCAATTCCCCTTTTAGGTAAGTTTCCATCTAAAACATTAGTTGAGAAAATATTTATGAATGGAGTTAGTGATATTGTTATTTCGTTAGATAATGATGCTAAAACAGAAGCATTGAAAGCATCTGAATATTTTAGAAAACAAGGAATAAATGTTAAGTTTATGAATCTAAAAGATAAAGATGCTGCCGATATGGGGTATCAAAAGTTTTATGAAGAGTTAAATAATACAAAAGAGTTTGGAATAGAGGAGTTGTTATTAACAAAAATTAATAGTTTATGAGTTTAAAGAAAATCTATCACATTGCCGATGTACATATCCGTAATGTGAAAAGACACAATGAGTATCGTCAGGTATTTGAAAAAATGTTTGATGAAATTCGTAAGAGGGGAACGGATGATTCTATTATTTATTTGGCAGGAGATATTGCCCATGCTAAATTAGAACTTTCACCTGAATTGGTAAGAGAGATTAGTTGGTTATTTACGGAATGTTCTAAGTTATGTGAAACTATCCTTATTACAGGTAATCACGATTGTAATATGAATAATTCCGATAGATTGGATGTTCTTACACCAATCGTTGAGGCATTAAATTTACCAAACTTTACATATTTGAGAGATACGCAAGTTTACTCAATAGGTGGAGTGGATTTTTCGGTATTCTCTATTTTTGATAAAAGAGAAAATTGGATTCCTGCTAATAAACTATTTGGTAATAAAAAGATTGCTCTTTTTCACGGACCATTGGATACATCTCAAACAGATATTGGATATGTAGTTTCATCTCGTCATTTTACACCTGATATGTTTGATGGATATGATTTAGCCTTATTAGGTGATATTCACAAACGACAAATTATTAAATCTCCAAAAGGATGTACGATTGCGTATGCAGGTTCATTAGTTCAACAAAACTTTGGTGAAACTTTAGATAAACATGGATTGCTTGTTTGGGATTTGGATAAAATGAGTTATGAGGAAATTGATATTCAAAATGATTATGGATATTATACTATGGATATTGATAATGGGAACGTTCCAAAGGTTTCCAATATGCCAAAGAATCCTCGTTTAAGAGTTCGTTTATCAAATACTGATACGGCTGATACAAAGAAAGTAATTGCTGAAATAAAACAATTATATGGTGTAGATGATTTTACAATTATTAGAACAGATTCTCTTTCTAAATCAAAAACAGGAAATAGAAACAATAGATTAGACTTTGAAGATATAACCGATGTAAACTATCAGAACTCTCTTATAAACGATTATATTAACAGAATGATGCCATTTGTTAGTAAAGATGATTTGGATGGTTTAGAAACGATTAATAGAGATATAAATAGTAGAATTACTCACGATGATATTCAAAGAAATATACATTGGAAACCAGTTAAGTTTGAGTTTTCAAATATGTTTAGTTATGGGGAAAATAACAAAATTGATTTTACTAAAGTAGGTGGATTAATGGGCTTGTTTGCACCAAATGCAGCGGGTAAATCTTCTTTGTTTGATGCAATATCTTTTTGTTTATACGATAAATGTAGTAGAGCATTTAAAGCATCTAATATTCTAAATAATCGTAAAACGGATTTTGTTTGTCATTTACATTTTCAAATTGATGGATTAGATTATCATATTGAAAGAACTGCCAAAACGATTAACAAAGGAAAAAATGTTAAAGTTGATGTTCAGTTTTGGAAAGAAGAAGGTGGATTAAATACAATCCTAAACGGAAACGAAAGACGTGATACAAATAACATTATTGAACAATATGTAGGAAAATATGAAGATTTCATTTTAACTGCTTTATCACTACAAGGAAACAATGCTTTATTCATTGATAAATCTCAATCAGAAAGAAAAGATTTACTAGCACAGTTTATGGGTATCAATATCTTTGATAAACTATATGATATTGCAAGTGAAGATGTTAAAGAAGTTTCTATCTTAATTAAAAACTTTAAGAAAACAGATTTTACTTCAGAATTAGCTGAAAAGAAAATTGAATTTATTAGTAAAACTGCTGAACTTAAAGATTTAGAAAAAACATTAGGTGATAGAACATACGATAGAGATGATTTAGGAGAAAGAATTGTTGGGTTGAGTGCTCAATTAGTTCCTATGGATGGTAATTTAAATATAGATGATTTAAATCAATCTAAAACAAAATTACAATCTACATTAAATGGATATACTGCTTCATTTGAAACAAAAGAAAATACTATTATTGATTATAGTAAATTAGTTGGAGAAGTTTCTCAATCAATGGAAGACACTAAAAAGTTTTATGTTTCACAAGAAGAACACATTGATATTGAAGAAGCACACTCTAATTATGTTCAAGCAGAAAAAGATTTTAGTGAAGCAAATACTAAACATCAATTATTAAAACAAAAGATTCAATCTATTAAAGATAAGATTGCTCATTTAGAAACGCATGAGTATGACCCTAATTGTAAGTTTTGTTGCGATAATGTGTTCGTAAAAGATGCATTAAAAGCAAAAGAAGAGTTAGAAGGATTGGAAGCAAGTTTAGATTATAGTTTAAATGATGTAAATGGTTCTCTAAATGTAATGAGTCTTTTTGAAACATCCAAAGAACAATACAAAAATTTACAAACATTAAAATTAAAATATCAAAAAGGATATTCTACAATAGAAACCGAAAAAGCAGAATTAAACGGATTAAAAACTAAAATAGAATTAGTAAAGCATCAATTAGAAGTAGTTGAAGAAAATATCCGTAAGTATTATATAAATGAAGAAACTATTAAACGTAATACTCAGATAGAAACTATTATAAATGGTTTACAAAGAACCAAAAAAGAAATAGAATCGGAAGTATCCGAATTGAGTAAAAAGATTGGTGATACAAAGGGTGTTATTGCCTCCATATCTTCGTTTGTAGAGGGGATAAAGGGTAGGATGAATGAAGTTAAAGACTTAGAGGAAAAAAATCGTTTATACACCTACTATTTGGATTCTGTAAAGAGAGATGGAATACCTTATGAGTTGATTTCTAAAGCTCTACCTGTTATTGAAAACGAAGTAAATAACATTCTTGCACAAGTAGTTGATTTTGGTTGTGTAATGGAAATGGATGGAAAATCAATCAATGCTAAGATAGTTTATGATGACCAGGAATGGCCATTAGAGATGTGTAGTGGTATGGAGAAGTTTGTTAGTGGATTAGCAATAAGAGTTGCTCTTATTAACATATGTAATTTACCTCGTCCAAACTTTTTAGTAATAGATGAAGGATTTGGGACATTGGATTCCGATAATTTATCATCTTTATTTATGATGATGCAATATCTTAAAACTCAATTTGATTTTATATGGGTTATATCTCACTTAGAACAAATGAGAGATATTGTAGATGGTTTAATTGAAATTAAAAAAGAAAATGGATTTAGTAAGATTAATTTCTAATTTTATCTGCTCTTAAAACATTAACAGATGGTTTATGAACACCAACGTGTTTTTTGATTAAGTTTTCAACTAAACTACCCATTTTAAACCCATGTTCTTCACAATAATCTTTGAGAAGTTCGTGGGTTTCTTTTTTTATTTGTAACATTGCATATTTCATATTAGTTTTCTTTAGTAATTATTAGTTTTCTTTATATAATTATGTAAAATATATTTTTTTGGGATATTTATATTAAAGATATTATCAATGGCTATTACTAAAAAAACATTATTTGCTGATAATTTAGACAAATATAATACATTTGTTACAGATACAGACCCATTAAGCAAATATTTTAAATTAACAGAACTTCCTGATACGTTTACTGGTGGTAAAAACGCATTTCTTATACAAGGTTCTGAATATTTGATTGCAGATAGTTTAATAAAAATTGAATTAAAAGATGCGAATGGTGATGTTATTTATCACGAACCAGGTGAAGGTATTATTTCGGCATCGGTTGGTGGTGAACCAATTGTAACTGAATATTATGAGGGTGTTTCTAAATTAGTTTCTGTTTACATATATCCGGATACCGCATTTGGTCCATGTACTATTACTATATTAGGTGAATTATCATCTTATGATAATAATGGGATAAATACCCCTATACCTGCAAATTGGGAGGGGAACTATAATGTTAAATGGCAAAAAGAAATAAATGTAGTGCCATCTTTGGCAAATAATACAAAAATTCGTTTTTATAAAAGACCTACTGTTAAAATTTCCGAAATATTAAGTCCTATTTATAAAATTGAAAATGATTTAAAAGTAGCATCGGCAGTTACTCAATCTTTTGCCGATATAAAACTTTCAAATTTAGAAACATTTGCAGGTGATGTAAAACGAGTAAAAGTTTTTAGAACATCTATTGGTGATATTTCTGATTATGATTTGATACAAGATATTTTAGTTGAATCTAAAGAATTATTAATATCATATGGTTTAAGTGGAAGTGTAGTTGGTAATACTGGTATATTTACCTCAGAAATTTTAAAAAATCAATGGAATAGTGGTTCATTAACTGCAGTTTTAGATTCTTCAAGAGTTGAAGCAGGTGTTAGATTGACTGGAAACGGTAATTTTAGATATACACAATCTTTGGATTTATCTAGTACAAATACTTACGAATTAAATTTAGATGCATTTTATTCAGCATCAACTGATAGTAACTTAGGAATTTATTTAATATCTGGTTCAACAAGTAGTAGTATTGGCACACTAATAGGAACACAACCTACTAAAAATTTATTAGATACAACTATACCATTTAAAATAGATAGAGATTATCCAACTGCATCTTTATATTTTTCTCAATCACAAGGTCAATGGCATTTAGGAAATGTTAGTTTAAAATTATCAGAAGATACTGCATTTTCACCAGATGAAATTGGATTTATAACCACAATGCCAACCGTATTGGGTAATGAAACATTTAATTTTAAATTTGAATTTTACGATATAAATAATAACTATGTACCTGTTTCGGTAACACAATCGGCGTTATTTAATGGTGGTAATACAAATATTGGTGGTACTATTTTATTAATTAGTTCATCTGCATCTTCATCTTTAGCAGATTTAAATAGGGTATCATCTTCTATTAGTGGAACGGCTACATTATACAGTTCATCAGCTAACACTACAATTGTAACACTAAGTGGAAGTGTAAGTGGTAGTATAGTCACTTTAAGTGGTTCTGTAAGTGGTACAATTGGAGTATTAAGTGGTTCTGTAAGTGGTACAATTGGAGTATTGAGTGGAAGTGTTAGTAGTTCTATTACATCGTTAAGTAGTAGTGTAAGTACAAGTATTAATAATGCAAAAGCAGATGCTTTTGCAAGAGTACAACAATTAGCAAATGGTGGATATCCAGGAACATTTATAGAAAATGATTCAATTTATTCTCCTGTTATTGGTGGACAACTTGGATACTTTAGTACATTATTTAAAGTTGGTACAACTCCATCTATTTATTTAGATGCAAGACAAAACCCTAGAAAAATATTCATAGGTGGAATAGTAAACCCATCCGATACGGTATATAATGAATATTCTGGAGCATTTAATAATACAAATACACCTGTATATTTAGATAGTACCGGTAAACTTTCATTGGGAGATAAATTATCTTGGAATGGAAGTGCATTGAGTTTAACTGGTGAGGTTAATATTACAAGTGGTGCAACCAAAACTGCAATTGATAATGCGGCAACTGCCGCAAGTAATGCTGCTACTGCCGCAAGTAATGCACAAACATCTGCGGATGCTGCAAGTGCTACTGCAATTGCAGTTGATGGTAAGGTATTTACAAATGCAAATGGTAGAATAATTAAAGCACCATCAACTGGAACTGCTGGTCTCTATTTAGGTTCAGAATATTTAGGTTATCATAATGGGAGTGGAACTACGGCAGGTTGGAAAACCTATATGGCTAACAATGGTAATTTCTTTTTAAGTGGTACGGGAGCAAATGGATTAAGTTGGGATGGAACTACATTAAATATAACCGGAAATTTAACAGTTGGTAGTTCAGTACCAAATTCGGCAGTTAGTGGATTGGGGGCATTGGCAACTAAAAATAGTGTATCACCATCAGATGGTATAACCGGTTTGGGTGGATTGGCAACTAAAAGTACAGTAACAAATGCAGAATTAGCAGCTAACGCAGTACAAGAAGGAAACATTGCGTTAGATGCAGTAACTTCTGGTAAAATAGCAGCAGAGGCAGTAGTTGCTTCAAAAATAGGTGCGGGGCAAATTACAGCAGGAAAAATTGCAACAAATGCAGTAACGGCAGGTACGATTGCAGCAGGAGCAGTAACGGCAGATAAAATAACCGTAGCAGAATTATCCGCATTGGGAGCAACAATAGGTGGATGGTCTATTGATTCAAATTCAATATTTAAAGGAACTAAAGGAACTGATGGAGTATATACTACCGGTGGTGGTAGTATTACAATTGGAAGTGGTTGGATTTCTTCAAGAAACTTTTTAATAGATAGTAGTGGTAATGCCAAATTTAGAGGAGAAATAACTGCAACCGGTGGTACTTTTACAGGTGATGTAACTGCAGGTGCGGTAACAATGGGACCTAATGGGTTGACGGTTACTGGAGTTAATGGAATAACTGTTGCTGGATTTGGCTCAATAAAATTTGGTAATTTACAAATAGATGACCAAGGATTATATGCTACTACCGGAGCAGGTATATTTGGTACTTCGGTTCAAAGATACTCAATGTTTACCCAAAGAATAAGATTGTACCAAAATAAAGAGGCAGAGTCGGATTATTCAGATTCATTATCATTTGATTTTTTATATAACGATTCACAAGCTGTCCCATTGGGAGTAAATGCACAAAATAAAGTTAAAAAAATAGCATCATCTAGAAAATATAAAAAAAATATTGAAGATTTATCACAATCGGATGCAAATCGTATATTACATTTAAATGTTCGTAAATATAATGGCATTGAACAAACGGATAACGGAAATAAAGCAACTGGTTTAATAGCCGAAGAAGTTAATGATTTAGGATATATCGATTGGGTATTACACGATGAGTCTGGAAGTATTGAAGCTTTAAATTACCAATCTATATTTGCATCTACAATAAAAGTAGTACAAGATTTAAATAAAAGAATAGAAGAATTGGAAGCAAAACTTAGTGGTTCTATATGATAGTATTTATTACAACAGGTTATGGAAAAAATATAGTAGGAGGTTCGGATATATGGTGTAACAACTTTGTAGAGAACATCTTACCATTAGTTACAGAAGATTACAAAATTGTAGTTGATGGAAGACCGTTATTGCCAGAAAAAGATGCAATATACACTTTCCAAAACGATGAAGAAATAAATAGGATATTAAATGAGTGTGATAAGATAATTTTTCTACATCATTCATACAAACCAAATCCTATAATTAAAAAGTATCTTTACAAAACTCACACAACCTTTGTTCACGCATTTATTCCCGATATGTTGGGATTAAACGATGAGTATGAAAATCTAATGACTCGTATTGATTGGGAATGGCAAAAAGAAATATTAGATAATTCTGATAATATAGTTTGGATTGGATACAAAGCTGATACAATTCATACATACTATCCTAAAACAAAAATAATTACCAATTACTATGAATGGAAAAATAATATTCCGTTTTTAGGAATTTTATCGGATAAAATAGGTTATGCTGCAAGATGTGAAACACGAAAGAACGCACATTATTTAGATTACATTCCATCGATTATATTTTCTAACAAATATGATTATAGAAGAATGTTAGAAGCTTCCAAAACTAATTCGGATTATCATAGGTTTATGGAATTTGATTATAGATTTCATAAAAAATTTTTTGAAAGTAATTTTCAAATATTTCACGGGTGTTATGAAAAAGAACCATTTGGATATTCAATATTTGATGCTATTGATAATGGTAAAATTCCAATTATACATACTGATTGGATGAAACATATTGATTACAAATACAGAGCAAGTAGTAAAGGAGAATTTCATCAAAGATATTTAGAAATATTAGAAGAAGGTTATAAAAAAAATCTGAAAGAATTTAATAAATTAAAAACAGGATTAGAAGAATATACTGATAAAAATAAATGGATAGAAAAAGTTGTTAATCTCAATTTTTTTTTGTATATTTGATGTACTTTTAATTACCAAGCTAAAAAACTGACAATGCTTCCAGTACTACAAGATTTACACTACTTAAAAAGTTACTTAACAAATAATTTAGAATTCAATGAACATCAGGAACAAGAAGAAACACCAGTTCCTTACAGATGGTCTCATGGAGCAACCGATACTCATTTAGGAGATGGTTTAATTATTTATTCTCTTATTCAGTATATGAGAGCAAAAGTTTGCGTTTGTTTAGGTAGTGGAGGCGGTTTTGTGCCCAGATTAATGACTCAGGCTAGATATGATTTATATAGACAAAATATATTTGAAGGTGATGCTAACTTAAATTGGGGAGATATTGGAGTTACTTATGTAGTGGATGCTATGAATGGTATCGGTGGTAAAGTGGATTGGTTTAAAGAAGAATCTTTTTTCAGAAGAACTTTTCATCCACGTATTTTAGGAACTACTACAGAAGAGGCATTCCATAATTTTTTTGTATTAAATGATATTAAAATTGATTACTTACATATAGATGCAGGACATAGTTATGAAAATGTTAAAGAAGATTTTGAATTATATTCCCAACTGCTATCCCCAAATGGAATTATTTCTATTCACGATACTGACCCTAATTTTGCGGATAGTTATTTAGTAACAAACGAAGTAAAGGACAGAGGTGATTTTGATGATTGGAATGGTCCTATTCAATTTGTAAAAGAATTAAAAGATAATCCGAAATGGGAAACATTTGATTTGTTTAATTTTGGAATAGTAAAAAATAAACCATCATCAACAGGTCTTACATTAGTTAGAAGAAAATGATTAGATTAGTTACCGTAACAGGCTCTAGAACAACAACATTAAAACATATGTTAAACCACTATACAGATATGGTGGATGAAATGCATATTGTTGTTTATGATTGGGAAGAACAATCTAATTTATTAGAGGTTCAAAATATTGTATCTGAATTTCGAAATGCTAAAATTGTAAAAACTGTAATTGAAGAAAAATATAATTGGGAAAAAGTAACTCAATTATATAACGAAATTAAATCTACACATCCTAATGATTGGTGGGTAATATCAGATGATGATGAATTCCACTCGTATTCATATTCACTTAAATCTATTATAGCCGCATGCGATATGAACGGTTGGGATATGGTTAGAGGTGGATTTGTAGATAGAATTGGTGTAGATGGTGAAATGGTTGAACTATTAGATACGGATGATATATTCGAAAAGTTTCCGTATGCTGGATTTTTTAGACACCCATTGAGTGGAGCAAACCCTAATAAAATTTGTATTGCAAAAGGATATGTTGAGATTACAAACGGGCAACATTATGCTAAAATAGATGGGCATACAACTTGGAAATGGCAAGGTTGGAAGCATCCTTTAATTGCACCAATTGAAATGTATAATGTACAGGTTCATCATTTCAAATGGGATAATACTTGTAGAGAAAGAATTAGAGCAGTTGCAAATGTAAATAAAGATTACTCTTATTCCGAAGAATATAGAAAAATGTACAGAGAATTAGCAAAATATAGATTTAAATTACCATTAGATGATGAAAGATTTGGGTTTGAATTATCACCAACTTATCATTATTTAGGTTATTCAAAATGGGAACAATTAATTAACAAAATAATATCAATATGACAGATGAAGAATTATTATTAGAAACTAGAAAAGTAAAAGCACTTGAAAAGATTGCAAATTCAATGGATGCTTTAACTGTATGGTTTGAAGAAATAGAAAAAAAAGAATGGAGTGATAGAGCTCAGTATTACTTAGCAGAATGGCATAAAACAACCCCACAAGCTAATAATGATTAAATATGCATAAATTAGCAATAATTGTACCGTATAGAGATAGAGCAGACCATTTAATTGCTTTTAAAAAATCAATAATAAATTATTTAAATAATAAAAATATTGATTTTGAATTAATAATTGTAGAACAAGATGGTGCTAAAACATTTAATAGAGGGAAGTTATTAAATATTGGTTTTAAATATGCTCAAAGATTAAAATGTGATTATGTTGTATTTCACGATATAGACATGATTCCAGTTGATGCCGATTATTCATATTCACCACATCCTATACACCTTTCATCTAAATTTATAAATTATAATTCAAATTTTACTAGAATTATATTTGATGAATATTTTGGTGGTGTAACATTGTTTCCAACTATTTTATTTGAAGCAATAAATGGTTATTCAAATGAATATTGGGGATGGGGATATGAGGATAATGATTTATTACATAGATGTAAAATATTTAATATAGAATTAAACACTAAAGAAATAAAAATGCCAGGTGTTAATATGGCATCTTTACAATTCAATGGAAACGATTCATATGTAGTTGGTAAAAACCCAATAGATACTAAAAATCAAATTACATTATTTTTATCGTTTTTTCCTGAAGAATTAACTTGTAATCCGGAATCATATGATGATACATTTTCTGCATTTACAATTCCTGGGTTTGATATGAGTATAAATTATAATTCATATGGAAGATATAATTTTGAAATATATGATGCTAGTGAAAATATTATTTATATAAATTCAGAAATAAAACCAAATTATAAAACAAATATATGTGTAACTATTGACCCAAAAAACGAAATAATAACAATGTATCAAGATGGTATTGTTGTTGGTTCTAAAACAATAGAAAATAGATTACATTTATATAAAAAAGAACCATATTTTTATTTAGGAGTAGGTGACCCTAATAGAGAAAATAATCCTAAATTTTTTAAAGGATTAATTCAATCATTTGCAATATTTGATGGAATTTTAAAAGAAGAAGAAATTGTAGAAATATCTACAAATGATTTCTTTGGACTTACTCAAAGTTATGGAGAATATCAATCACCACATTTATTAAAAACTTATTATGATGCTAAATTTATGAAAGAATACAGACTCATAGATTTATCAGGCAATAATAATGATGGAGTTGTTAATAATTGTGGAATGTTAGGGGTATCTACTGAAAAAAATAAAACAATTTATATTCCTCATAGAAGAGAAAATACATTTAAATTAATACCACATGAGGAAAATGGATTTGTTAATGGTTCTTGGAAAAACATAACAACTAGATATAATCAAATGAAATATATCAATGAAGTGTCTAAAGGTTATAAAAATCCAAAAGAAGATGGGTTAAATTCATTAGAATTTACTGAAATAGAAAAAACAAAAATTTCAAATCAATTACATATATTGGTATCAATATGAAGCATAAATTAGGAGTATGTGTCCCATACAGAAATAGAGAAGAGCATTTAAAAGAATTTATACCAAGAGTTTCTAAATTCTTAGAAGATAGAGATATAGATTATTCAATTTATTTTGCACATCAATGTGATGATAAACTATTTAATAGAGGTGCAATGAAAAACATTGCAGCTAAACATGCATTTGATGATGGGTGTGATTATATAGTTTGGCATGATATTGATATGATACCAGAAGATGATACTTGCGATTATTCATATCCAGAAGAACATCCAAAACATATTGCAGTTAATATATCTCAATCAGATTATATGTTAAAGTATGAACAATATTTTGGAGGAGCAGTTTTGTTTACGCGTGAACAAGTTGGAAAAACAAATGGATATTCAAACGAATATTGGGATTGGGGCATGGAAGATGATGACCTTTTTTGGAGATGTGTAAAAGAAGGGATGGTTGATAAAAAAGAATTGCAATATGAAAAATTTAAAAAAGTAGGAGAATTTAATGGGATTGATTCTTTTATAAAAGTCCCAAATAGGTATGGAAATATTTTAAATGAATCTCATACTGTTTCTATTTTAGTAAATTCTGCACAACAAATAGAAAAAGTAGCAATTTGGTTAATAGGAGATTCAAATCGTAAATTTGTAGAATATCCAATATTTAGAAAACCTGGTTATGATTGGGGATTATCATTTAATAATAGTAGAGCGTACACCGCTATGTTATGGAATACAAATAAAGAACAAATATACCAATGGTTTAAACGATACGAAAACGAATGGACTTGGGTAACTATGGTTGTAGATGTTGATAATAATTTAATGCATTTTTATTTAAATGGTAGAGAAAGTTCTGCAAGAAATGGTTCTGGTACACATTCCCCAATAAAATTAAATGCACCATTAAAACGATATGGTTCAGAACCATACTATATAGGAAAAACCACATCTGTATCAGAAAATGAACCAAATGCCTTTTTTAAAGGAAAAATATCTGATATTAAATTTTGGAATAGAGCTTTAAGTGAAGAGGAAATTATAGGTTTTTCAAATTTATATAAAGAACAACCTGAAGATGGTTTAGTTTTGCATTATGATTTTCAAAATATAGATTATGAAAATAAAAAAATAACAGATTTAACTAATCAAAATGATGGAACATTTTACAATGTAAATTTTGTTGAAGAGCATGTTAAAATACCTGAAGTTATATTACCATATAGAGTTGATGGTAGGTTTGAGTGTTTACCACATAAAACGGAAGGGTTGATTAATATTGGTGGAATTGATAGATGGGCAAAAGGTGATACTACTGCAAAAAATGAAAAAAGATACATATTAGAAATGCAACAAGATAAAATTGATTATAAATCGGATGGTATTAATACTATAAAATATGAATTATTGCATGTTCAAAGTATTACTGATAATTCATATATGATAAACGTACAATTATAAAATGCAAGAAACAAATAAATTTCAAGATATAAAATATAAATTAGACCAAGTTGGAAAAGGGTTTTGTTTAGCAAAATGGACACAGGTGACTATGCATTTACATAATGGATTAACACACTCTTGCCACCACCCAACTCCACATAAAATACCATTATCTGAAATTAAAAACAATCCATCAGCTTTACATAATACTAAACATAAAAAGTATAAAAGAAAAGAAATGTTGGAAGGTAAAAGACCAGCAGAATGTGAATATTGTTGGAAAGTAGAAGATAATTCCAAATCATTTTCGGATAGAGTATTTAAATCAGAAGAACCATGGTCACAACCCTTTTTAGAAGATATATCTAATTTAGATTGGAGAGAAAATTACAACCCAAAATACGTTGAAGTTGCATTTAGTAATGCTTGTAATTTTAAGTGTTCGTATTGTGGACCTATGTTTTCTTCTAAATGGATTGAAGAAATTGAAAAATATGGTGGATACCCTACTACCGATTCATTCAATGGATTGGAGCAAATAAAAGCCGAAGGTAAGTTACCATATAAACATTCCGATGTAAATCCATATGTAGAAGCATTTTGGGAATGGTGGCCTGATTTATATAGAGATTTACACACATTTAGAATTACAGGGGGAGAACCATTATTAGCAAAAGATACTTGGAAAGTTTTGGATTACATAATTGAACATCCTACTCCAAATAAAAATTTACATTTAGCTATTAATTCTAATTTAGGAGTACCTGATAATTTAATCGATAGATTTATTGAAAAAATAAATAAATTAGAAAAAGAAAACAGAGTTAGTGATTTTGTAATATTTACATCAGTCGATGGTTGGGGTAAACATGCAGAATATGGTAGACACGGTTTGGATTTTGATAAATTTTGGAAAAACATAGATAAAATCTTATCAAAATGCCCTACAGTTACTATTGGAATAATGTGTACTTATAATGTATTTTCAATTTTAAGTTTTGATGAATTGATAAAAGGAGTATATGAATATAAGAAAAAATATTCATCTATGGATAGAGCTTGGAATACCGCAGTATCATTAGATACATCATTTTTAAGATACCCATCTCACCAAACTGTACAAATATTACCTAAAGAATTTTCAGAAAATATAAATAAATCAGCTGAACTTGCAAAAAGTTTAGAAGAAATATATCACACCACTCATAACGAATTTGGTGTAACTTATGGGTTTTCAGAAATAGAAATTACAAAAATAAAAAGAATATACGATTGGATGCTTTCAGAACAAGATGAAAACACTTTAAAAAGAAATCGTTTTAATTTTTATAAATTTGTTGATGAACATGATAAACGGAGAGGTATTAATTTTTTAGAAACTTTTCCAGAATACAAAGAATTTTACGATAGTTGTAAAAATATAAATTTATAATATGGGCATAATTGCTAAAAAACCAGAAGAGACTTATCAAGAATACAGAGATAGAGTTATAAATCCAATTTCTCCAGCATTTTGTGGAGCAAAGTGGTACAATGCTACAATATGGTTGGGAAATGGGACAACTGCTAGTTGCCATCACCCACCCGCACATAAAATTCCATTACACGAAGTTGCTATGAATCACAAAGCAATTCACAACACTCAATATAAAAAGTTAATCCGAAAGCAAATGCTTGAGGGAGTTAGACCTAAAGAATGTGAGTATTGTTGGAAGATAGAGGATTTGGGTAAAGATAATGTTTCAGATAGAGTTCACAAATCTGTAATTTATACAGATGAAGAATTAGCGGAATGTAAATCTGCATTTAATTGGGAAAAAGATGTTGATTTAAAAACATTAGAAATTGCGTTTGACCCAAATTGTAATTTTGCGTGTTCATATTGTAATTCATCATTTTCTACAAGTTGGCAAAATGATATAAAGAAAAACGGACCTTATCAAAATTTAGTTTCAGATGGTGCAGGTGCATTTCAACACGATGGTGCACACTCAATGCCATATGGTAAAAAGAATGTGGGTAATCCGTATGTAGAAGCATTTTGGAAATGGTGGGAAGGAGAACTACAATATTCACTAAGAGAATTAAGAGTTACAGGTGGAGAACCAACGATGTCACAAGATTTTTGGAAACTAATGAAATGGTGGGAATCTAATAAAGATTGCGAAGTTGAGTTTGCAGTTAATTCAAACCTAGGTCAAAAACAAGAATTGTTTGAACAACTATTAAAAGCAAGTCATAATATTAAATCATTTCATTTATATACATCTTGTGAGGCAACTGGAAAAGATGCTGAGTATATTAGAGATGGTTTAAATTGGGAAGGTTGGTTAAAAAATATAGAACGAATGTTATCCGAAGGTAATGTTCAATCTGTAAACTGTATGATGACGATTAACTCATTATGTTTATTTACTTTACCCGAATTTATGGATGAAATGCTAAAATTAAAAATTAAATACAAAACACAATCACCTGTTTGTTCTTTTAATATTTTAAGATTCCCATCTTTTCAATCCATTGTAACATTACCAAAAGAAATCAGATTAGAAAGAGCAGACGCAATTGAAGCGTGGATTAATAAAAATTGGAACAATGGGGAAAACGGATTTATAGAATGGGAAAGAGATAGTATGATTAGATTAGTAACTTACATTAGAGAAATAGAAACCGGTCATGCACATACTTCATCTATACAAACAAGAGAAAGAGATTTTAAATCATTCTATACTCAATATGATATACGAAGAAATAAAAACTTTGTTGAAACGTTTCCACAATTAAAAGAATGGTGGGATTCTATTCCAGAAACAGTTATAGCACCACTTACCTCATTAAAAGATGGTGATGATGCAAAATCAAACAGATATGTTGATGAAGTTATGGATACTGCTAAAAAAGAAGGTTGGGTATTAAACCCACAAGGTGCAAATCCAGGTTCACAAGAATATATTGAAACTGATATTCAAGATGATGTATTAGATTATATAAAGAATAATTAATGAAAATAAAACCATTAAACGGAAATAAAACATTTTGTATGGCTCCCTGGACTCACACTTACCTTTCTCCACAAAGTGAGAGAAGATTGTGTTGTGCTAGTAG